AGTCATTCTTAGCTTTGTTTTGTATTTCTTTTTCTGCAATCGAGACATCTAATTGTAATAGTTCTCTTCTAACGTCTGCAGGTAGTTTACTTATGTCTATATCATCTAAATTCATAAAAATTTTTTAAAAAATTTTTTGCACCATCTTAGGTGTTTGATAAGTTTTTTACCACCATTAACTGTCTAAATCAAGCAATACAACCTAGAGTAGTGGGACCCCTTTTTATAAAAGGTGTATCGCTTATATCGTTGCAAAGTTTATTGGGTGTGGGTGTGGTACCTCTATTGGTCCACGTTGCGTGCGCCTAGGCGCGTTAGCGCCTAGGCAAGAAAGGTTACGCCCAGTTCTTGAGCGCCTTGTGTTTAATTAAGATAGCCGGGCCACTTACCCAGTCATCATAACCAAATGCGTACTTGTCTTTTGTAAATGTAGATCTCCATAATGCTGTGCCCTCTGGATTTAATGGCAGACTCATCAGCTTGCCCTCCTCATTTACTATCAACACATCGCCGTTCGGGAATGTAATACACTCAACCATTCCACCTACAAAGTCTTGAGCCGTTTTTAAATCCGGCTCATCTTTGTTATCATCGATGATCTTAAACTCTGGTGCAGTTGTGTTTAGTTCCATGCTGACCTCACAACTCCACCGTTGGTCGCTTTGTTCAAAGCTTCCAGGTATTCCGTCTCAGTTAACTTTAATACTTCTAAACAAAAATGATGTTTAGTCCCCTGGTCAGCGCCTGGAGATGCCAAGTATCCTGGCACCTGGTCCAACATCTCTTGTCGCTTTGCGCCACCTGGTAAGTATTCTGCTTTAATTGTTTTTGTCATAATATACCTTTCTATTTGTTAATAGGATAATCCTACTCTATAAGCTGACCATTGTCAACCCTTTCAATAGAATATTCTGCACCCCACCTTTCTTCGTTCTTAACCTTGGCATAGCCTTGGCTTTCTCGTCTGTGTCTGATAAACTCAATCGGTCGACCTTGCTCAATGTTTTCCATATGCTCGTTTAACCAATCATGTTCACAACTTTGACTACAAAAATATCTACTTCGTTTGTACCAAATTGCGTCATGGTCCATTGTTAAACATGCATAACGACCTCGGACCACACCACGAGATTTTAGAAACCTATCATTAGTAGTTCTAGTATGGCAATTAGGTCCTTGGCAAAAATGTTTGTTTGGCATTAGTGCCTCACTTTCCAAGTTGTAGTTGCAGTTCTGTAACCATGACTATCTAAATCATAATAAACATAATAGGGTACACCTTGTTTTGATGTGCCATATCTTGACTTGTCGTCATGTTTGCCTTTTCTTGTAATGTGCTTCTTATGTTTAGAAGCCCAATAAGTTATGTAGAATGTTTTGTTTGTCATATTATACCTTTCTAGTTAATAGGACTATCCTATAACAGATAGCCCTATTTGTCAAACTTTAATTTAGACTTTCTTCGTATTGTTTTCTTGCCAATATCTTCGCCTCTCTTGATTGGTTCTTGTTCTTCATGCCCTTGATCATACTTGCCAAGTTGCTTGGATTGTAGATTGTCAATCCTGTTGAGTTAGTTCTAATTAATTCTGCCTCATCAACTTGAATACCCAACTCGGTAGCCAACTCAATACCCTCTGAAAGATACCTGTATGCTTTCAATCCAATCTTTAATTGGTCGCATTGTTTTTGAATTGTATCAATCCATGTTTGGTGTTTAGATACAACATTACCTTTTGCAATTCGCCAATCATTAAATGTTTCATACTCATCTTTAGTACAGGCTATTGCTCTTGATCTGCAATAAGATGTTCCAATGACATCAAGATAGTATTGGTCGTTAAAAGTTTTAGTCATACCATTACTTTCATCACGACTAGAATAACTACTACCACTATGTCCAAGTGCTTTCATACAAGCGTCAACATGTTTTGTTTTGTGTGGGTTGTCTTTGTTTTCTGATTGTTGTGCATAGATATCTGGGTTGCAATCCATAGCTTTTAGTTCTTCTCTAAAATATGCAACTGCAAATTTCTTTCCGTCCTCATCACTATACTCACTACCATTTAGATTGCCAAACAAACCAAAATCAAAATGTGATTTAGTTTCTTTGATATCGCCCTCATCATCTTTGTCCTCGCTATGTGCAAAGTAAAAGCATTTATCTTTTGCAACAACATCACAAGGGTCGCCATATTTCTTTTTGAAAGAACGCAACACAGAAACATCTTCTGGTGGATATGATCTCTCAACTACTTGCTTTGCAAGTTTGTGTGCTATGTCATAGTGATAGTCAACACTCTCTCTTGCTGACAAGAAATCTTCTCTTTCTTGCGTGTCCTCGTTTTCAAAAACATTTTTTATTTTATTAAAGAGTTTGTTTCGCAACTCTGTATTCATTCTTATTTTTGTCATTTTAGACCTTTCTATATTTATTTAATTTAATTTGTTTTACTACTTGACAATAGGATAGTCAAGCATTATATTTGATTTACTCTAAACAAGTAAAAGATCATTAGCAAGGTTTTACTAGACCTATTTCCTTGCTACTGATCCCAGATCCAATGTGTGAAAGCATTGCTTACGGAAGTGTAATATTGGATCTGGGATCAGTCATTATTGACTGTGGAGATAAACACTATAACACGGGTATTACGCCAGGATATCTGTATGTCATGCAATGGGAGGCGTCATGACTACCCGCGTAGCATAGTGACTGATCAACTCGCATCTTGGTCTAAGCACCCGGCCGGTGTTATGCTGTGTATTAATTGACAGTGACCAATCTCTGCGAGATTATTTGCTGGACTACTGGCGCCAAAGCATCGAACTGGGGTGTTAGGCCCTGGTTAACCATTAAACAATTACTGTCGGGCCTCAATCCGGTGGTCCTGCAAATAATGCCAGTTTAGAATGATTCTAAAAATCATTCTAAAGAAGAGAAGCCTGAAGCGCCAAGCCTCAAGCAGCAAGCAATGCTTGACAATGGTTCAGGGATAGTGTAGGATTAATTTAGAAAGTGAGAAATACATATGGATCAAGAAATAATAATAGATGCAATAAAACATAACACCGCTCAACAATCTAGAATAGCGGACGCCCTGGAAGAGATCCTGCGGCTGGTGAAGAAGGACCAGGAGCAGATGCAGCGTTACAAAGAAGAGACTACGGAAAAGTGGGACCGTGAAACGAATTAAACACAATAACCTGCTGCCATGGTTCACTCAGGACCATGGCACATTGCCGGCCAGTTACCTGGCCAGCTGTGAGAAGTTTTTTAAAAAAATTAAGCAACGAGGACTTACAAAAAAAGAAGAGCGCCTGGGCTGGATAACCAGAGGGCACGAGCCCCAAGCACCAAGCCGCAAGCTGCAAGCGTCAGGCTGCAAGCTTGACAAGATTAAATTATAATGTTATAGTATCCTATAAATTAAAGGAGATGAAAGTATGAAAACAAGTGAAGCGTGGACCCTGGTTGGAGGTCTAAGTAAACCGTCAAAGATGCCTGGCTGGTCAATAGGTATACCCGCCAAAGAATGCAAGACTGGCAAAAAATTAAGACAAATAAAAAATTCAGTTTGTGAAGGCTGTTACGCTCTTAAAGGTTGTTATGTTTTTGATATTGTACAAAAGGCTCAATACAAAAGACTCGAAGCAATCAACCATCCTGACTGGGTGCTGGCAATGGCAACATTAATTAATTCTAAAAAGCCTGATGTGTTTAGATGGCACGACAGCGGCGACGTTCAAGATCTCCAGCACCTGGAGAAGATATTCGAAGTCTGTAGATTAACACCGAGCAAGCGTCACTGGATGCCAACCCGGGAAGCGTGGATCAAGGACCATATGAAGGACGCGCCAGCGAATCTAGTTGTGCGGTTCTCTTCACCGATGGTGGACCAAGGACCAGTGAAGAGCTGGGCCAATACGTCGACAGTCTCAACAAAATCTAGAACATGTCCAGCCCCTGATCAAGACAACGCCTGCGGCAGCTGCAGAGCCTGCTGGGACCCGCTTGTCAAAAATATTGAATATGGTAAACACTAGAATGTTTGTATTTAAACATCCAAAATATTATAAAGAATTACGCGAGCGTAATAGGGACTTATCGGAGCTTCAACAGGTAAAGCTGGAACGCTCAGTCCCACAATCGGATCAGGCCATTAGCTTAAAAGCTCACGACGGTGAGTGCGAGCGTGCGCCGGGTCCGGGCCACAAGCTTCAAGCAGCAAGCCACAAGCATCAAGCTTCAAGCGGCAAGCTTTCGAACCAACCTCAAGCTTCAAGCGCCAAGCGACAAGCATCCCAGCCAGAGTAACAAGCGTCAAGCATCAAGCCACAAGCAGCAAGCTCCCTGATCCGGTGACCATGGTACATGGATATTGGAGAAGTATTAGGGGTACAAGGACCGAGGGCCTTTACCATGATAAAAGTATTGTCAGGATGGCGTGTGTGGAAGGCAATTTGGTGTGGTGAAAAACGTATTTTTTTACTTTTCGTTACCTTGAGTTCTACAGTACAAAAGTTCCCAGAAGTATTATAGACCAATAGATCAGGAGTCCCAAGTAAGCTACTGTTTTCAATTCGAATGAAAGAAAATCCTTTAAGATTTCTTTTAATTTGTTGGTAAAATTTTGCCTCTGGACCCATGTCGTTATTGAGGTAACCAAGCCACGCATTACGCGCCCGGCGTACGCAATTTATCAGGTATAATTATATTAGACGCCTCACCTGTTTTCATAACAAGTCGATGAGATTGATGGTTGTTGTTTAACCCAAATATAGTTTGACTGTTTTCGTGTACTTCCATTTTTTTAATTTCATGTAATTGTCCTCTAACCTCTACGTAGATAACAGCATCGCTGATGGCGTTTCCTTGACCAGATGCAGACTTATCTCTAGCTGTAAAAGACTCTAAAAATTGTTGTAGGTCTCTTACTCTCATTTCTTATTCTCCGCAACAAGTCTTTCAATTTCTTGTTCTAATTTTTTAATAATGTTATCTTTGGCAACAAGTTTAGAACTTAAATCTTCTATAACTTTTTTGTAACCATCTGCTAAATTTTGAGTATTAATCCAATCAGATTCTTTTTGTTTCCATTCCCAAATTTCTTTCTTGTGTTGTTCTATTAATAACACCATTTCGTCTGTAGTTCTGTGTACTTTCATTATTGACAATATAGGACTATTACCTTAAAAAGTCAACATGGGAGTTCCAAAAAGATTAACAGAAATGCAAAAAAGATTTGCTGAGTTATTGGTATTTGGTGGACCTGACGGACCACTATCTAAATCAGAGGCAGCAGAGATGGCAGGGTATTCACCCAAGAGATCACGTGTTGAAGGTAGTGAGTTAACCAATCCAAGACATGCACCACTTGTTGTGCAATATATTGGTAAGCTACACGAAGAACGATTACAGAAACACGAAGTGACATATACTAAACACATAGCGGAGCTAGATAGAATTAAGGACAAAGCTTTGAAAAAAGGCAGTTTCTCTTCTGCAGTCAATGCGGAAATAAGTAGAGGAAAAGCGGCAGGATTATATATAGACAGAAAAATAATAAAAACAGGAAAATTAGAAGAAATGTCAGAGGAAGAATTAAGAATGAAACGAGCAAAAATATTAGAAGATTACAGCGCTCTCTTGAACATGAAGACTGTCGAGGGGGAGTCACAAGACCTTAATGAATCTTCGTTATCTTCTTCACACAAGAAGTTGGAAAAACCGATCTCTCAGAAAAAGTAATAGACCCATCATCATCAACATCGTAGCCTGCAAATATTCTTACAGTCTCTTTGTCTTTGCTAAACAACCACCCTTCACTTACCGGTGTAGCCAGTTTCATGTCTGTAAACTCTTTTACGGTGCCCCAGCCGCCTTCTGTGATGATGTCAATCCAATCTATACGTACACGCTTGTATGGAAACTTGACTGCCTGCTTGACCAACTTAGGTTTGTTGTAGGAATCAATTCTTCTAGATTTTTTTCTGGATTTCATATTGTGTATATGTATCTAAAAAAAATCAGTTTTTCCAGAATTTTGTATCGCGCGCGCATAGGCAAACTGAAATATTGCCATAGGTGACAGATTATTCTGTCAGGTGACACTTTTTTTAACAAGAATATGTCTACCCTAAAGTCATATATACCAACACTTCTAGACCAAAGTGACAGATTGACGTTTTTTTTATAGTAGTTTTTATTTTTTTTTTTATTTTTTTTTACATACATATACATTGTCTATAATACCTGCTTATCTGCCTTATTTTGAACATAATATTTCCTCATTATCGCCACTTTGTCCTCAGCTTCGGCAATAATTAGCAATAATTTGTCAACTTCACCGGTAATATCGATGTGTTCTGGTATTATTATATTATTCTCATTAAACGATTGTATCTTGTATAATGAGTCTTCGATTACAGCTTCATATCTCTTTAGAAGCGTTCTAAACAACATTTCGTTCATTTTTATTCTCCTTTAATTGTTGTAGTTCAAATATTAATTGACCTAGATTCTTACCATTTAGATTTTTTGCATGGGTCAAAGCTGCATTAAAGTTATCGTCCTGGTATTTCTTAACTTTATTCTTTAGTTGTACTTCGGGTATTCCCCATCTCGTCTGATCTGTCATACTTTCTATACTCCTCTATTAGTTTTTCTGATGGATGCCACACGTCAACAGCACAATGACACTCAGGACACGATAAATTACTAACAATATCATAATCCTCATTATCTTCTGTATCGTGGTCACCACCCCATATTAACTCATGTCCACAGTGCCAACAATTCATTTTGTAAAGTCCTCTGCTTTCATGGGTTTGGTTCTTTCTTTCTCGTCATGCATAAGTTCATTATACATATCGATTCGTTTTAGTGCCTTGTGTTTCCAGGCTCGAAGGTCAGCGCCTTCTGTTTTGAATTCTTGATAATATAAGTCAGGCGTGCAGACCATGATAACTCCTTGCTCAATTTTGCTGCCGTAGACGTAGTCGTGGGCCATTGCGTACATGG